CCAACAGGCAGCTGGCGCACAAAAGCCAGCAGATCCTGCGTCTTACTTTGCGACATGTTAGAGTCTCACACGAGATTGGTTCGCTAGCGCCCCACAGCTCCCGCTGCTGGGGCGTTTTTGTACGGTAGCGCCACCCGTCAACCCGTGTTACTGTGTAAGACGTTGGCACCTCTGCCGACCACACCAAACACCTACATCAATGGCTTTCCTCTCCAAAACCGCATCCGCAAGCGTCAACAGCAACAGCACCGGCGGCGGCTACCTGTCCCTCTCCAAGCTTCCCGATGGCGGCAGCACCCGATTCGCCCTACTCACCGACGAACCTCTGGAGTTCTACGAGTGCTGGGGCGCCGCCAGCGGCACAAACAAGCCCTTCCGCTTCGACTTCGAGCCCACCTATGAGGACGTGGTTGCCGAAATGGGCGACTTCGAGCCCCGCGAAGGACGCGGCGGCCCCGGAACCGCAGACGTGAAGTTCGCCATTGCCTGCCCGGTCTACAACTACGAGTCCGGCAAAGTCCAAGTCCTACAAATCACCCAAAAGTCCATCCTCAAAGAGATCGACCAGATCTCCCAGATGGAGGATTACGCCGAACTGCTGGAGTGGGACTTCACAATCAGCAAAAAGGGCAGCGGCCTTACTACTGAATACACAGTCCGCCCAGTCCCCCGCAAAAAGGGCAGCCAAGAGCACATCGACGCCGCCTGGATCGAAGCCAAATCCGAAGGCTTTGACATCACCCGCCTACTGACCGGCGGCAACCCATTCAAGGCCGCCTGAACATGAAGGTGCTCGTTGCCTGTGAATACAGCGGACGAGTGCGTGATGCTTTCGCAGCTCAAGGTCACTACGCCCTGAGCTGCGATTTATTACCTACAGAGTCACCAGGACATCACTACCAAGGCGATGTAACCGCCTTATTACACTCAAACCACAATTGGGACATGCTTATTGCGTTCCCACCCTGCACATACTTAGCTGCGTCCGGGATGCACTGGACTACAAGGGGTATCCGCGATCCTCAACTAACTGAGGACGCCTTAAATTTTGTACAAATGTTACTCAATGCACCCGTAAAGCACATCGCACTGGAAAATCCTGTCGGTTGCATTTCCAGCCGCATACGCAAGCCAGATCAATACATTCACCCTTGGCAATTTGGCCACCAAGAATCAAAAAAGACTTGCCTTTGGCTTAAAAACTTACCGAAACTTCAACCCACTAATGTCGTACAAAAACCTGAATCGGGTGTGTGGCTGAATCAAACACCGTCCGGCCAGAACAAGCTGGGACCCTCAGCCACCCGCGCCAAACAACGCAGCCTCACTTACACCGGTATTGCTCAAGCGATGGCAGATCAGTGGGGCAACCTGAGCTGATTTCCACTTTTAGTGGTATTATCAGAGTGGGAAAAACTATGCAAATGCCTTCTAACACGCAAGACACACTGGCATCACTGCGTAAATGGAGGCTGGAACAAGACAATTCAGGCCCCTTCCGGGTCTACAGGGACATCAATAACAACATTTACCATAGTGTTACACACATCCTAAAGTCCACATCAGACACCACTGCACTGGAACGCTGGGTTGCTCGCCTCGGCGAAGCCGAGGCTTCACAACAAAGAAATGTTGCCGCAACCCGAGGCAACATGGCCCATTCACAGGCCGAATACCTCCTCAAAACCGCAATGCAGCTGGCACGTTCCACTGCAAACAAGCGAAACTCCATTCACTGGGACGACCAGGGCCTGGCACGCATTCCTGCCCCCATCACACAATGGGCATTGAAAAGGGTCCGCCCCAACGTCCCCCGGGTTGGCTGGAGCGCTTCAGGCTATGCCCGCAGCTTGTCTGACTGGATCACCGAGAACGTCACCGAAATTTTTGCGTCCGAATTTTCCATTCACCACCCTGCCGGATTTGCTGGAACCTGCGACGCCTTAATCGGCATGAAAAACAATACTCTTGTACTAGCCGACTGGAAGACCAGCGTGGGCCGCAAAACCAGGACCGACGATGAAGGACTGGAGCGCTTGCCAGAAGGCCATTCATACATCGACCAGTGTGGCGCCTACAGCTTGGGACTCAAGCATCTCACGGGCCTCCAACCAACTGGAGCGGCCATCGTGCTGGCACGCCGTTGCGGCACCCCCAACATTCACACAATGACCCAGGCCGAGCTAGAGCAGGCTGAAAAGTCATTCATGGCCAGGGTGGAGCTGTACTTCCAGAATCTCCATTCACAGCTCGCCGCTAGTGTATGATTTTGCTGGTGCTAGTTGCGTGGCGCCACGGTAGATCGAAATGCCTAGCCACCCCTGGCAGAGGGTGGCTTTTTAATGCCTCGGCCTATACACAACGCTGCGTTACGTATGGACGGCATTGGAGCCCATACGAAATGCTGGCGCAAGTAAAGGCAGACCGTAGGCTGGTACCAGCCCCGGTCTGCCCGGATCCCGTACTAGGTGAGATTACCTAGTCCCCAGTCACTGGGGCCGCTTTTGTGTTGGTGCGCTTGCGTGATGGCTGGCGTTTCCCTTTGTTGGTGCGCGGCGTTTTTGCGTTTTCCCCAGGTTGAACTTGTGGAAAACCTCCGGCCGCCAGAACGTCCTGCACCGTCACGGTTTGGTGGCTGACCTTGGCACGATCCAGCACATCCTGGAATGCGGCTGCTTGGCGAAGCTTCTGCTGGCGCTGGTGAAGGTCCGGCAGCGTTTCAAGGTGCCAGCGACTGGAGCCTACCTTTGAAGCTTCGGCGCGGTTCTCGCTCAGCCATGCCAGCACTTCATCCCCGCAGGGGTGGTTCTGTGCCAGCCAAAGTTTGTCGGCCCACTCAATCTTGAGGCGGCGTGCCGCTTCCCGTTCCTGTTCCCTGGAGCGCTTGCGTTCGCGCTGCGTTGCCCATTCTCCATTTGCCATGATGCGGCGAATCAACGGATACCCTGCGACAATAGCAGTAAGGTCAACCCCAGGCAGCCAGATGACGAAGTGTAACAGTAAAGGTCAGTAGCAGCTGGAGCGGGTCCATACTGGCGAAGTCCACCTAGGGAGACCATCCCATGGCACTGATCAGAAGTACAGAACCACGCGGCACCTTTCGCGTGACCTACGAGACCGTGACGGCAGAATCCGCCGAGCAAGGCGACTATGCCGAATCGGGCTGGCTCGATTGGCTGGGATCGCCGGTCGATAACTACACGGATTCGGTGTGGGACTTGCGCGACCTCATGGATCGCCTGGCAGGTCACTACGCCAAAGGTGACGGCGGAACCGTGCCTAGTTGGATCACACTGGATCCGGAGTCTGATTTCTGGCTGTCGTCTTTCTGGCGCAACATTGCCGGAGAGGATGCGCTGAGCGTTACCGCATCGGTCCACCGGCCCGACTGGATAACCGATGCCAGCTGGCTCAGAGTTTGCCGGCTTTTGGGCTGGCGTTCTGGCCGCTGATGCTGTATTGTATTTCACGAGACCCCACCCATAGGCTCACCCATGACAAGAACAACAAGAACACAGCTAGACGAGCTGGCACGCACACTATCCGAACGGCACAACGCCGAAATCTGGGTACAGCACAGCGGCACCGGTTACGCGATCCGGCAGACCGTAGGAGGCAGCACAGCAGCAGCATGGGAACATGCCTGTTGTCTGACTGCTAGCGAGGCCAAGCAATGGTTAGCTGGCGCACTAGCTGTGCACTCCATCACCCGCCGTGCTACCGATCCCGCCGCTTTTTGAGCGGCTCTCGCTGCGCTCGATCCGCACCGCTTCGGCGGTGCTTTTTTATTGTTGCGCATTGGTGGCGCTAAGATTGAACCAAACGGCCGCAGAGTCTAACAATGTCAGACAATCCGGAAGCTAACACTGAAGCGCCGGAAGTGTCGGCGGAAAGTGTAAACAATACGCCGCGTCCGTACGGTAAGCGCAATCCCAATGCTTACATCGAACAGCGTCAACAGAGACTGTATAGGCGGCAGCTTGACGGTTTGTCTGCACGGCAGCTGGTTCTAGAACACGCGGAACGTGAGGGCGTGTCTGTAGCGACAGCCTGGCGAGACTGGGAAGCTGTAAACAAGTGGAACAGCGAAGACTGGGAGCGGGATAGGGTAAACATGCTCGCAAGGTTGCAAACAATGCGCGTACGATTGTTTAATGCTTCTATTCGCAAAGGACAGTTACAAACTGCTGCGCAAATTCTTGATAGTTTAGGCAGGGTAGTTAACGAGTCTGGAATAGAACAACAGGCAGCCGCGGCCCCGACGCTCAATATCACGGTGGAAGACAAGCGGCAGCCTTGACGCCTGCGGCTGATGTGCTACACTATGGGAGCAACCAAGGGGGAACCTCCCATGCTCCGCAAGCTTTCCTTTTCTGACCTGGGCTACAGCTGCGCCATGCTGCTAACAGTGGCCGGCATCATTTCTATGGGCCTGGACAATGTCACAAGACTTGAGAACTGCGAATCATCCGGCCGATCTGCTGCAGAGTGTCGCTTGATCGTGCTGGGGCGATAAGCTCTACTGATGTTACAGAGTATTACAGTATGGCCGCATTAGGCGGCTGTGCTGTTATACTGTATGGGTGAGGCAGCAGTGAACGCCCCACGCACCCCACCCACACCAAGGGAACAAATGAACTACCCCACCACCGAACAAATCTCCACCAAGCTCGAACAGTACGCGCGTACCATCGCCCCGTACGTCACCCTGATCCTGACTGCTGTAGTGCATACCTACTGGCTAGGCTACCGCCTAGGCCGCTGGCTGCATAGTACGAATGACCTACTGGCGCAGCACTGGCCCACCCGCCCGCGGGCTAGTACACCTGAACCACTAGCAGTCGTCATCGCCGAGACTGCAGCAGTAGTACAGATTGACCACCAACCACTGGCACCCGTCGCGGACGTGCTGGCGCTGCACGCGCAAGGCCTGAGCCAGCGTGCCATCGCTACCCAGCTGGGCGTCAGCAGGGCCACAGTGCGTCGACGCCTGGCCACTGTGTGACACTACACCCCACCGCCTGGCAGCGGCCCACAGGCCCGCCAGGCCACCACCGGGGGCACAGTCCGAGATCGTGCGGGGCGGTACGCCACCCAGGGAACCTACTGACACATTCTCAATTCTTTCTTCTGTACTACACCGGGGCAGGGGTTCGATTCCTGTAATACCCTAGAAGGTACCCCTACCGCTAAAAATGCCCGATTCTGCTGGAGCACTCACCCTTCGCTACGCCCAGGGCCAGGTATTTTCCAGCCGAAAACGCTTCCGGGTGTTGGTAGCGGGCCGACGATTTGGCAAAAGTTACCTGTCATGTATCGAGTTATTGCGTGGGGCGATCGAAAGGCCGGGCGAAACCTTTTTCTATGCCGCCCCTACATACCGGATGGCAAAAGATATTGCCTGGAAGGTGATGAAACGCCTCGTCCCGAAAGCTTGGATCAAATCCAAGAACGAAACGGACCTCAAGATTGAGCTGGTGAACGGCTCCACCATCGAATTAAAGGGCACCGAAAACGCCATGGCCCTGCGAGGCCGCAGTTTGGCTGGCGTTGTCCTCGACGAAGCCGCATTTATGGACGCCGAGGTCTGGTTCGAAGTGATCCGCCCCGCCCTCGCGGACAAACAAGGCTGGGCACTATTCATTTCCACCCCGGACGGCACCGCCAGCTGGTTTTACGACCTCTGGTGCTATTGCGAGGAAGGCGACAACGACTGGCAACGGTGGCAATTCACGACGATTGACGGCGACAACGTCCCACCAGACGAAATCGAAGCCGCCCGCGGCCAACTGGATCCCCGCACTTTCCGCCAAGAATTTGAGGCTAGCTTCGAGAACCTAAGCGGCCTCGTCGCCGTGAGTTTCGCGGACGACAACATCGACAAAACCGTCCAAGACCTCCCCGTCCTACCCCTCCTACTTGGGGTGGACTTCAACGTGGACCCAATGAGCGCGGTCTGCGCAGTGAAAAAAGGCGACGTGCTTTGGGTCTTTGACGAAATCATCATGACCGGCGGCGCCACCACCTGGGACCTCTGCGAAGAAATCCAATCCCGCTACGGCGTGGAACGCCGCATTATTGCCTGCCCGGACCCCACAGGCGGCGCCCGCAAAACCAGCGGCGTTGGAGCAACCGACCACAACATTCTGCGCAAATCCGGTTTCACCGTATCCAGCCCCCGCAACCCTTGGAAAATCCGCGACAAGATCACCTGCGTCAACACCGCCCTACTGGACGCATCTGGAACCCGCCGCCTCTTCATCAACCCCAAGTGCAAAGAATTAATCAAGTCTCTGCGTACGCTCACCTATGCCCCTGGAACGGGCCTACCTAACAAAAACCTAGGCGTCGACCACGCCTTCGACGCACTGGGCTACCTATGCCTCCAAACCTTCAACCTCGCCAAGCCGGAAAGCTTGGGCAAAACCTCCTATCGTGTGTGGTAACAGCGGAAAAATAGTGGCCAAAAAACCAACAAAAGCCCAAAAGAAGGTCGCGAAGGTTATGCGCGAGTACGGAAAAGGCGAACTGCACTCGGGCAGCAAAAAAGGTCCCGTGGTGAAATCCCGCAAGCAGGCCATCGCCATCGCCATGAGCGAAGCGGGCATGGCAAAACCCAAGAAAAAAGGCAAAAAATAATGGCAAAACGCGGCCTTTACAGCAACATCGCTGCAAAACGCAAGCGCATCGCAGCCGGCAGCGGTGAAAAAATGCGCAAACCCGGCACAAAAGGTGCCCCCACCGCCGCTGCCTTCAAAGCAGCAGCTAAAACGGCCAAAAAACGCAAATAATGGCAATCCAAACCGTTAACGGCGGCTGCGTCCACATCGAAATAGACGCTGAAGACGGCTTAACCCACGCCACTTTTGTATTCAAAACACCTCAAAACCCCGAAATAATCGGCGGCTTCGTCACAATGCTGACCCAAGGCATCGAAGTGCTGGTACCCATTACTGACCCAGACGACGAGGAAGACGACGATGATTAAGTGCCAAAATAGGTACAAAGTAGGAGCCTAGCCGTGGTCTACAGCGCCAACGTGCCCCCAACTGGAGCTGTAGTCAGCGAATCCCCCTTCGTCCGCAGCCTCGAAGTCATTGGCATGATGCCGGACTGGAGCGTAATGGCTGCCGTCACCCGCGGCACCAACTACATTCGCGACCTTAGCGAGACATATCTCCCGCAAGAACCACGCGAAGACGACGACGCCTACGAAACCCGCGTCGACCGCAGCGTCCTGAGCCCCTACACCAGCCGCCTAATCGAAACCGCCGCTGGCGCAATCCTGCGCAAGCCCATCCATATTGAAGGCGACCCGTACTGGCTGGAGATCGCCCAAAACATCGACGGCCTCGGCTCCAACATCAATGAATACGCCCGCCGCGCCCTCGTCAGCAGCCTTACCTACGGCCACAGCGCCATCCTGGTGGACTATCCCGCAGCAATGGGAGCGCGAAATCTTGCAGAAGAACGTGCAATGGGCCGCCGCCCCTACTTCGTACACGTTGACGCCCCCCAAATCTGGGGCTGGCGCAAAGAATCCGGCACCAACCGCCTCTTACAAGTCCGCATCCACGACTACGACGTACGCCCTTTAAACGAATTTGGCGAAGAACAAATCGAAGAAATGCTGGTTATTTACCCGGGCCGTTTCGACAAATACACCTTGGGCCAAGAAGTCGTGGAGTTTACCCAAACTGGCGGCTACAGCCTGGAAGAAATCCCACTGGTACCCATCTATAGCAACCGCCGCGGCCTGCTGGTATCCCAACCCCCACTGCTAGACATCGCCAACCTCAACATCACGCACTACCAACGCCAAGCAGACCTAATCCACGCGCTGCACATTGCCGCAATGCCCACGCTCGTCCTAGAGGGCTGGGACGACACAACCGGTTCCGCAACGATGGGCGTCAACTATGCCATCGCCATGCAACCAGGCAACAAGGCCTACTACGTGCAAGCCGACGCCACCAGCTTCGACGCGCAAATGGCCGAACTCCAATCCCTAGAAAGCCAGATGTCCACGCTTGGTGTGACCAAACTTTTCGGCCAAAAGTTTGTCGCCGAATCCGCCGAGGCAAAACGCATCGACCAAGCCCAAAGCAACAGCGTTCTTTCGATTATCAGCCAAGAATTGGAGAGCGCCCTCAACCAAGCTTTCGCCTTTGCCGCCCAATACGTGGGCATGGAACCCCCAGAAATCACCATCGACCGCGATTTCGACTACTACCGCCTGATCGGCCAAGACGTATCTGTGCTGGCACAACTCAACCAAATGGGCAAAATCAGCGACTCCATGCTGCTGGAAATTCTGCGTCGCGGCGAAATTCTGCCGGATAACATCAATATCGAGGACGAAATTGAAGCCAGCGCAGAAAACATGCCTCTGGTGGAGCAAGCGCTTACGGAAGAAGAACCGACTGGTCGGGAAACTTCAGAGTAAACTTTTAGGTATAGCAACTCCTTGCCGAGTCCATGCCATCTACCTCATACATCGGCTCGGACGGCTTCGAGCACCAAGTATCCCCAGCCAGTCCGCTACCCGTAAACATTGGTACGGCAACACTTAGTGTTACAGCCGATGGTGTAGAGATCAAGAACGACAGCGGCAACCCGATTCCAACAGTTACCGGTCTCGAAGTACCGGCACACGACTACATCACATTGAGTTACACCGGCTCCAATCTGACCGGCGTTGTTTACAAAGACGGCGGCTCGGGTGGAACTACGGTTGCGACGTTGACCTTGGTATATGACGGCAGCAACAACCTTATTTCCGTCACCAAGAGCTGAGCCATGGGCGTCAAATTCAACCCATTCACCGGGAACCTTGACCTCGTCGACACGACAACAGCGGCAGGGTCGAACACGCAGGTTCAGTTCAACGATGGCGGTTCACTTGCCGGCGATAGTGGACTGACCTTCAATAAGACCACTAACGCTTTGACCGTTGGTGCCAGCACCGTTGACGGTGGTCAGGCCAAGGTCTTCGGTGACATTAACCTCGATGACGGCGGCACCTTCACCACTACGGTTCAAACCGTCACCCCTACCGCTAACCGCACAATCAGCTTCCCGGATGCAACTGGCACGGTCGCATTAGTTGCTGGGTCTAGCGGGCAACTTGTTTATAACAATGCTGGCGCTCAAGCTGGTGCTACTGGTAGCGTCGTTGATTCCAGCGGTAATGTCACCATTGGTGGACTGACTACGCTTGCTGGTTCACCTAGCGCAAATAACACAAGCGGCGTACTGATTAACGGTACGTGGCGAACTGGAGCCAGTAGCAATAACCCTCAGCTACTTCTTAATCCGAGCGGTACAACTCTTTCGACCACTTGGAGCACGAGTGGTACTGGCATTGGTGTTAATGCAGCGAGTGGGTTCCTTGGGAACCTGCTGGATCTGCAGGTGAATGGGACGAGTGCCATTTCTTTCACTGGAGTGGATAGTAATACTGTCCCAAAGTTTAACATTAACGGTGCCTCAAATCAAAGATTTGCAATTACAACTTCTAGCGGTGCTAATAGAGGCGTTTGGCTAAAAGGCGGCCTTGGCATTTATGTCGGGGCTACAGAAGTAAACGATACTGATGCAGCCACCGCAATTACAAGTGGCTATATCGGCTTGAGGGGAGACATCGGTGTATTGGCATTTGCGTCAGGTACTAATCCAGCTAGCACTGGAACTCACGACACAATCGTTCGCCGCGACGCCGCCAACACCCTCGCCCAACGCAACGGCGCCAACGCCCAAACCTTCCGCTGCTACGGCACCTACACCGACGCCAGTAACTACGTCCGTGCGTCACTGAGTAGCAACAGCACTGCCGTAACCCTTGCTGCTGAAACTGCTGGCACTGGTGCTGATAATGTTCCACTCAACCTGACTGCTGCTGGCACTGGCACCGTCAAGGTCAACAGTGTTGCTGAAGTCGTTGTATCCAGCACTGTTGCTGGTCTTCCTACATCTCCTGTTGTCGGGATGCTTACTCGCGTCACCGACGCAACTGCCCCTGCCGTGGGCTCAACCGTAACTGGTGGTGGCGCTGCCGCTGCCCTCGTTTGGTACAACGGCGCTAACTGGACCGTTATCGGAGTTTGATCCCATGGACTACACAAT